TATATTATTCTCCACTTATACACCGGACGCGCTCATACGGTTAAAAGCTGGCGCACTAACAACAACAAACAAAGCGAGAATAAAATGACACACGCACAATATTTAAAACTACCTGGGATTTCCGCGAGCTTTTTGAAGGCTTGTTTGAAATCAGCATATGATGGGTACAAATTCCTTCATGAACCACGAACAGCTACTAAAGCTATGGATTATGGAACAGCAGTACACACGTACTTGTTGGAACCTGAAACCTTTGCGGCACGGTTTGCAATTAGTGAAAAGTTTGACCGTCGAACAAAAGCCGGCAAAGAAGCTGCAGATATGTTTGAAGCTGCTAACAAGGGCAAGATCATCATTGATGAAGAAGACGCGGTAAAGCTTCAAAAGATTAGTGCTAACGCTAAGGCAATCCCACAGCTTCAAGAAGCATTAGACGCGTTCTTAAAAGAACAAACATTTACGTTTGAGTTTCAAGGCGAGAAATGTAAAGCACGGTTAGACATTGTTGATCCAGAAGGCGTTCTTATTTTGGACGTTAAAACAACTAGGTCAGCCGATGCTAACGAGTTTGCTAAAACCATGATCAGCTTGGATTATGATCTTCAATTTGCCCATTACTCTATGGCTACTGGTAAAAAAGGAAATGTAAAAGCTTATGCAATCGCGATTGAAACTGATACTTGTGAAGTTGCTCTCTATGACGTTACTGGGTTTATTAATACTAACCATGTCGCTAGGAAGTATGCTCAGGCGTTTACGGTTGCTAAAGAAGTTCTTCAAATGAAAGTATGCCCTCCAAAGTTTCCACAAGGAATTGTGAAGCTTGAAGTACCGGCATGGGTGGAGAAGTAATTATGAACACACAAAAAACATTTAATGATCTTAGGAAAATCAACGTTAACGATATGATTGAAAAGAAAGGAAATCTTTCTTATCTCTCGTGGGCAAATGCCGTTGATACATTGTTGCAAAACGATCCTACAGCTACCTGGCAGTTTCATGAACCAAAGATGTACGGTCAAACAATGATGGTGAGTTGTTCAGTAACTGCTCTTGGCAAGACTATGAACATGCACTTACCGGTCATGGATCATAAAAACAATGCCGTAGCTAACCCAGATGCACGCAAAGTAAACGATGCAATGATGAGATGCCTTGCTAAGTGCATCGCTTGTTTTGGAGTTGGTCTCTACATTTATGCTGGCGAAGATTTGCCGATGGATGAAGAACCAATAAAACCACAACCAATTCAGCCAGTGAAACCAGCCATTAAACCTAAGAAATCAACATTCGATGAGTTTTAGTTTCGTCCACCGGTTAAGTTCATCCGGTCTCGCATAAGGGCGAAGGGGGGAAGTTTCTTGTTGTGGCTTCCCCCCAACTTATGATCAATTAAGGTCATGAAGCGAGTTATTCCTGAAAAGGCTATTGAAAATCAAATCCTGCATTTTCTATGGAAAAAAAAGGTATTTGCCTGGAAGAACCAAAGCACAGGTATTTTCGATCCAGTGAAAAAGATTTACAGGAAATCTAATAACCCATTCCACATCAAGGGCGTAAGTGACATTCTTGGCATCCTTCCAGATGGGCGGTTTCTAGCGATTGAAGTAAAATCAGCTACTGGTCGAGCTTCACCTGAACAAAAGATTTTCCTAGAAAAGATTAATTTTTATGGTGGAATTGGATTAGTAGCTAAATCAATTAAAGAAGTTGAAGATAAACTTTGTTATCTGTGGGGGGATTAGTAATTATGATGACTGTGCTAGTTGGAGTATCATCTTTTCTTGTTTTTCTTTTTGTGTTTGTTTTGGGATTATCATTTATGCGAGACGACGAATGAACAATTTAAAATTAGCCGGTTTATATACATCTATTTTGCTTGTTGTGGCCATTTACGGTTGCACCAAGAACATTAAGACGGATTCAAATACTGACATTTTCCACGAATCCGTTTCTAAGGTAACGTCACCCACTCCCCCAGAAATGGGCGGCGTTACCTTTATTCCAATCTCTCAGAACAAAGATGAAATCATGATGGTCACTGTCGCTAGTGATAAGGTAAATGAAGTTGTTAAAAGTAAGTGTTTTTCTGACTTTTTGTTAGCTCGTGACATGATTCAAACCAAAGGCCAAAACAATGCACAAGTGGTGAAAACGTTGCAATCCGCTACCGGTAAGATCAACGTAAAGTTTTACACTAAACGCATGACTTCAGAAATTGCCGTTCGTTATCCTCCAAGTTTAGATATTAACTTTAATCGCGCTTACTGGACAGGTAACAAGAATGTTTGCAAATGGGCATCCACTCTCGCGCATGAAGGTCTAGGACATGTGCTTGGTGATTACGACCATGATTTTAAATATAGCAAAAGCCGTGATTACTCTGTTCCCTATTCCATCAATTTTGCATTTGACGCTTGCTGTGAATAAAGTAAGCTGATCAGGTAAAAGGAGGGAAGTCATCATGGCAAAAAAGAAAAAACCAGTTAAAAAGAAATAATTATATAGCCGCTTGAGGACGCAATCATCCAATTTTCTCAGGCGGTTTTTTTTATATGAAACATCAACTAAATTGCATTATTTTTGTATGCACATGTGAAAGTGAACCTATGCCAATTAAAAAAGGTTATTCTAAAGAAACCGTTTCAAAAAACATTAAGACTGAAATGAAGAGCGGAAAACCGCAAAAGCAAGCAGTTGCGATTGCACTTAACGTAGCTAAAAAAGCTAAAGAAGCTGCTAAAAAAAAGAAATAGTCTTTGCTGATCAGCCGATTTCTGGGACGCACGTTAGCCAGAACCAGAACCAAAAAAAACCGTGCCTATTTTTTGTAGGCTTTAACTACACTGTCAGCAATTTGAAGTAAGTTCCGTCCGTACTTCGCAAACAACTCACAAAAAAACTCTTCCACTTGATCATCATCAAGCTGTAACTCTGTAAAGCTAAGTTCAAAAGTTAAAGCATGTACAAGCTCATGCGTGATGGTTTCCATGTTTAATGATGATCGACGAATGTAAATCTTTCGATCTTCCAATACCGCTACAGCATGAGTTTGTGGAAATCTTTCTTCATGAACCTTGTCTGATCTCACAACCACTCGCCATTTCTTATGTAGTAAATTTATCAGCATATTGCTCCTAGTATGGGATAAAACGTGGGCCAAGTTCATCGATTGCACCAAAACCTAATGTCCAATCGTTAATCTTTTGAGATGTATAACTAAGACCTTTGCTAGTTGGATCACCGGCTAGACCGCAGTTAAGCTCCCATAGCACCTGGTTCTTGATGTTGCGAAATACTACACCGCCACGATGGGTATGACCGCCAACAAAGTTCATATGAATGTAATCTCGGTGCGCTCCAAGTTGAGAGCGATACCCATGATGAAATGCAATGTCTTCAATGATGTACTCTTCACGTGGATCAATGACAGTGTGTACGCCATCAAACGAGTAAAGTTCTGCAAAATACTTTTCAACCCAATGCTCTAAAACAGGTAATGCTTCGATTGTTCTTTTCAAGCTTCTGGCGTCATGGTTTCCAAGTAACTGAATACACTTTGCTTTAGGTGCAGCCTTTTGCATTTCATGCCAAAACTCCACTAGGTTCTTTTTAGCTAGTTCCTCTTCTTGTTTAGGCGTGAAGATGTTGTGCGACCGTGGGAACTTGCCGGCGCTGTACTGATCCATTGCATCCCCCAACTGAATGATGTAGTCAGGTTTGAACTTTTCTACGAACAGTTTAAAATCCTGTTTTAGATTGGCATGGCTAAAAGGTTCATGAAGATCACCCATACAAGCAATCCGTGGGTAAACTTTACGCTTCTGAACAATCCGGTCTTCATGAGATTCAAGATGCTGTTCAATATCAACTTTAAAAATCTCATTAGTAATCTTTTGCTTTTTACCCAGTTCTAACCCACAAGCTAAAAGCAATCCGCTGATGCTTCCAAACTGACTGTAAATTTCATGCTTTGAAATACCAGCCTTTTGTAAGTCATAAATATTAGGATTTCTTTGAAGATCAATTGCAAGATCACGCACCAAGATTGTCAGTTGGTGTAACCGTTCAGACTTTGACATTGTTTATCCCCCATTAAAGGGTAACTAAAAGCTGAAAATCGTCCACGTCTTTTAAAAGCGTCATAAACTTGGCAAAAGCTTTCTTGCTATTGGTAAGCATCACGCCATTTTTTTGTCGAGTTCCTAACCCTTCACCGAGTAGTATGCAACCTTCAGAATCTTCATTGTAATTGCCTACATGGAACAAAATGCCCCAGTGACCAGGTACGTTCATGACTTCAAACGTCTCAAAATCCTGAACCATGCCCTTTAACCTGTGTGGCCCCTTAACGCATTTATATGTTCCTGCCGGTAGCTTAGGTGATATGGCTTCCAATGCGTTTAAATCGGCGTAGGAGCGTTCTAGCGTAAAGCATATGCGATTGCCTTGCTCATCCGTAAGCTCGCCAAAAACGCCATCTAAGCGATAATTACGCCGTTTCAGTATTAGCTTCATTTCTCAAGCAACCGATCCAGTTTCTGTTCAATCCTAATGATGTGCGCCATAATCTCTTGCGCATGGTCTTTAGTTTCAAAGGTGGAATATACAAACGTCACCACGCTACTTGTCGTCATGGCTACCGCTATACCGATCTTTACCCAGATATAATTATGATCGTTCATTCTGGACGCTTCCTTACTGAACAATCAAAACCCATCTGATTAAACTTCACGCGGTCTTCAGGTTTATTAAAATCAAAGTCTTTAAGAGTTTCTTTTTCATAACAGGTAAACGCATTAAAGAAACCGCACTTGTACGGCTTCTTCCACGTGTACTCTGTCCATGCTCCGTTAAGACTTAACCTTAGATGACGCTGCGGTAACGGCGTGAGAAAATAGCTCCCTAATGTCGCGCAACTCTGACTCAATAAGATCAAGAGCG